AATTAATACCGTGTCCCTCTAATACCGTCATTACTTGACTATTCAACGCTCCGACATGACGATACGCCCCCGTATTCCGTATTGCCACAGGCGGTGCATTGGGTGGTGGTATTTGGGCAATAATCGGCTTGGCAAACGTCTTAAATTCACTGGCTAAATCATCCACCACACGAGGATTTTTTAGCGTTTGCTCCAGCACTTTAGTAGCAAATTTTGGCTCTGCCAATATCGCCTTATCAAATAGCGTCTGCATGGGCAGTATCTTTGGTGCGTGATTAAAGCCCACATCTGTTTTAAACACCGCCCCATTATCCAGCTCAAACAGCGTCCGCTGGGCTTCCTTGCCATTGGGCAGTTCTACCACTTGGGTAGATAGCCTGCCCTCACTTTTGCTCACTTTGTAGCCGTAGCGGTCAATCTGTCCCTGTGTCAGCTCCACGATAGTACAGCGACAGTTATAGCCGTTTGGTGGGCTGATAGATGACCATGCAGGGTCAGATTTTTCCATGACCTTGCCATGCAAGGCTTTATGCGTAGGACGAGTGCGGTTATCCATGATGGCGGAATACATCACATAGCCAAACGGATCATCGTCACGGTCATTAAAGATAACTTGTTGTCGCCCTGCCTCATACGCCGCTGCCACGTTGGTGCGATAGATGGTTTCTAGCCGATGCTGTCCACCTGTGACGACTTTTTTGGCATTGCCTTGAGCATCCACATTGATTTGTCCATCGTACCAGCCAGATTTTGCCAGTACTTTATCAATATCCTTTGCCCACGCCTTATAGCCCTTACCCTCTTGCATGGCATCAATGATGCTACGCTGTACGGTGGTTGCCAAATCCACATCTACCATCTTAGCTACGACAAAGGCACGGTCATGGGCATTGTCCAGCAAATCAGTATATGCCCAGCTGGCTTTTGGGAATTTTTGCTCAAGGTAGCGGATAGCATCTTGTGGCGGTGATTTAAAATCAAATCCAGTTTTAGGCATTGCTACCTCTAGCAGTCAATTGGTCATCTATGCCCATTGCGGTGCTGATAGCAATCATCTGGGTAAGCGATGCTAACAGCTCTGGATTATCTGGCACATTGTCAGATAGATACCCCAAGGCTTCTTCAAAACTATCAAAGCCTTGCAGTTTTTCGACCATATCAGCCGTTAGACGCTGCCCAATTTGCCCTAGCATATCGTTAGAGAGCAAAGCGTCAAGCCCATTTTCTAACGCCATACGTTGGCTTTCTGCGGTAGTTTCGGCAGGGATAGCCGTATCAGTCGCTTGATTTAGCATAGCAACCGCTGGCAGTTGAGCGGTGAGTGGTGCTTGATTGGTTGGTTTGTTGGCTTGCGCCATTGACAATACAGGCTCATCACCGCTGACCATTGGAATGCCAAGGCGTTTATGCGCCCAAGGGGCAGGTATCTGCATACCAATACCGACCAGTTTTGGCAGGGCTTCAGAATACACCCCAATATCTTCCGTTTCTGCCAAGTCAAAGACAAGCTTTGGATAGCGGCGTGGCGATACATGCGGGTAGTTAATCCGCATCAATGCCCCAATCACGTCACGACTGATACTACTAGCAAGCTGTTTGGCATCACTGTCACGGATTTCTAAGCGTGTTTCGTCATGTACTTTGCCAAGGGCATTAGTTGATGACTTGCCATCGGCTTGACTGGTCAGCGTACCACCTAAGATGGCTTTAGACTGCGACATCTCACACCACTTAATCATATCCATAAATGGGTCACTGCTACCCTTAGCAGCCTCTTTAAAATCAATCATCATGCCTTGAGGGATTATCCCTGCTGCACGGTGTCCGATTTCCATCACTGCCCTGAGTAAGGTCAATTTCTCCCCATTCGTAGCCCCAGCAGGATAAGTACCCAAGCGTAGCGGCAGCCCATAAATCTCAAGAAATTCTGCCAAATCACGCACACTGTAGTTTTTAAACACATACGACCATACCAACGCTCGGTGTAGTCCACCACGCACCAAGTAGCCCGATTTGGCTTTGTGGGTATGCACCAGCCACGCATTTTCCCAGAGCGGCTCATCATCACCCAAGCCATTACCCGCCAAGAGCAGCTCACGTTGATTAAATGGGTCAATGATAAACCGCTGCGGCACGTGCCACTGCATGTCATTAATTAGCCATACGTTACCTTCACGCACCCAGTGTAGCTCATGACAGCTAAATCCTTTACCAATTGCATCTAGGCTATCTGTGATAATGTCTTCAAAGTTTTCGATAATACCGATTAACTCACTGATAACTTCGGTATATTTTTGCTCATTAGCATCGGCATTTTTTGGGGCTTTGATTGACCAATCCAGCTTGGCAACTGTGCGTTTACGCTTGCTCATCTCAGCGAGCAGATGTAAGTCACGCTCTTCCATGTCTTCAAATAGGGCAAGCATGGCATTCATGTTTCCCGCTTCAGCTTGAGTGAGTAGGGCATGGACTTTAAGTGGGGTCAAGCCGATGGCAGGGTGTTCAAACTCTGCACCGTAGGCGGTCATGCTGCGGTTTTCGGTTTGGCTTTGGGTGAGTTGGTCTTTGTTAAAGAGTTTGGGGATGTTTTTTAGAGCAGCAATGGCGTTAAGGGGTTGGTTGTACCATGACATAGGGTAGTCCTCAAGATTTTAACTTTGAGTTTATTGGTTTGTCATTAATTCAGTAATGTGGCATTATTCCGATTTATGCCGTTAGAATTTTGTTAAGGGATTAATTATGACGATTTATATATTTTTTGGCTTATGGATTGCTCTATGGATTATCACAGGCTTACAGTGTAAGAAAAAACAAGTAGCCCAACCCTTTGCATGGGGGTTTATGATTAGTATGCTACTCATGATACCCATCGCTTATCTCATGGGAATGTACGATGATAAAAAACCTATGGCAGAACCTCATTCAGTCGCACAAGTTCAACCTGTAGCACAGCCAAAACCCGATGTTGTGCCAAGTGATAACTCCACTAAAAATATCGTTACTGCTCATGAGTTTGCCAAAGATATCTATCGGCAAATCAATGAAAACAAAACCTATATTTTAGATGCCTATCAACATGGTGAAAAAAATACCTTGGTCAAGCTCACCACCACGTTACCTGAACGTGCGATTGGTTCTTTTAATGCTTATGGCGACGACCCCGAATACACACTAGCCCCATACTACGCTTGTGATAATGCGTATGTTGAATTGCAGTCTTTGTTATTTGATTATTCTAACGATTTGACACATAACAATGCCGATAGTCGTAAACAAATCAGGTATCGCAAAGCACGTTTTGATGAAAAGTTCGCGAAATGCAAGTCAAGGGTTAATATGACGCCAGAACAAGCATCTGCCGATTATCAAAAAGAAGAATCAAAGAAATAATCAACAAAACCCCTGCATACCACCCATATGCCAATCATCAAACATATCTTGCATATTTTTTGGCACATCACTGGGGCTTGGTGCAGGCGTCCATGCCATCGTTGCCATCGGCATGGTACTGGCATAATCGCATAGCAAATGCGCAATGCCTGAGTCACCATGCCTTTTGTTACTACCATCTTCCGACTTGGTACGCTGCTCAGGGATTTTTGCCACCCCTTTGACCTTACGAAACAGCAAGTGGTCATCACGGATGTCTTTGTTGGCTGGCATATTTTCAATCATGCCATCTTCAAGACTGGCTTTAAAGTGTGGCGTATGCTCACGGTACCACCCTTCAGACAACATCACCGCCTCGACACGCTCACCCCACTTGATTTGCATCTGCTCCGCCAGATAACCACCGTTACCTGTGGCATCATGTGCGCCTTTGGCAAAACGTGGCAGCTTATCCGTCACATGGTTTAATATCTGCTTTTGCTGATTATACGGAACTTTAATCATCTCCAGCACAAACGGACAGTAACGCTTTAGGTTCAGCCGTTGACCTTGTACCCACATCGATGACGCATCGCGCTTACGGGCAAAGTCTAGCCCATAAAAATGCGTATCTTGCGGTTGCAAGCCCACTAGTAGCGGCTCAACCGTTGCTTTTAGCCAAGTCTCTACCTCTGTAGTGCGTGCTTCTTCTGTCCACGTATCAAAGCCTTTGGGTGCAGTAAAGGTCACAACTTGCGACTGCTCATCCGCCAATTTCTCAAGTAGGGCGGTGGATAGCCAACGCCCAGAGCCTTGGGATGGGATAACATCAAGCTCCTCGTCGGCATCATCGCCATAGAAGTCATAGACTTCCTTGACCCACTTGGTTTCCTCATCCGCATCGTACTCGATACCACGCCGCAGACAAACGCGCTTGTACAGCCCATCTTTGACAGCTTCATGAAAGTCGCAGCGAAACACCGAGCCTTTGCGCTTGCCACTACGAATCTCATTGATAAGTTCGTTAAATAAATTCTCATCACCATTGTGCGTTGAGATAATACGGACTTTACCACCCCAAATCAGTAGTGCCAGTGCCGCCTTGATTAAGCCAGCAAGGTCTTCATGGAATGCCGCCTCATCGATGACCACCACGCCTTGCTTACCACGCAAGTTAGATGGGCGACTAGATAGGGCAGTGATACGGTGCTTTGAATTAGGAAAGCGGATGGTAAAGGTTTTAATTTGCTTGTCTTCATCTTCCCACAATCCTTCTTCGATTTCGCTTGCCACATAATCAAACGAGCGTGCCCACATCGCACAGGCTTCGATGAACTCCATTGTCATGTCTTGGTTATAGCCGACATAATAGACGTTTTGCCCACCACTTTTTTTATCACTGGCAGCGATTAGCACATCATCGGCAGCCTCTGCCCACGTCAGACCAATACGACGCGATTTTTCAGCGACTTTAAGCTGGCTTTTATCCGCCACCCATGCCTGCTGATACGGCAATAGCACCGCAGGCGCAATGACGCTGGCAGTGCTGTCGAGTAGGGGTGGATTTTGTTTTTTCACTATTCCGCAATCCCCAAAATCTCTTTTCTAATCATCTGGACGGTATCACCCGATAATCCACCTTTTGACACGATATTTTCTACCGCATCTGCTGCCTTTTGCGCCTTGTCACGTACTTCAACTTGCCATTTTTTCTGATTGACGGACGCCGTGGTGACATTGGCAATGCCTTTACCTGCTTGACCAAATAGCTTGATGCGGTCAGCAGGACTCATCGCTTTTTCATCCTCTTCAATCACGGATTGAAAATCAACGAGCGCGTTAAACAGTTCAGTCTGTACCAACGACAACACCGCCTGACTACGCACATCCGCGTCATCAGGTGCTTGCTCGGCTATCATCATTGCCGCTTGTGTTGACGCTTGGACAGCTGCTAATTTGCGCTCTACCTTTTGTCCATAGCGATGAATTGATGACTTGCTAATCTCATAACCTTGCTCACGTAGCCACGTTTCAAGGTCAACATAGCCATTAAAGCCATTATCAAACAGCTTATCATCTAACAGTTTCTTGATATCTGGTGGCAGTCTATCAATCGCGCTTTCACGTCCCATGTTTACCCCCTACCGCCACAAGGCTACAGCAGTCACATAACCAATCACAAAGCCAACAATGCCGCCAAGCAATACACCCACACCAAGCATTTCCATGATTTAGCCCACCCAATACTTAGCAGGACGAGCGATACCGCTTGGGCAATCACTGGTATATTCGACCACATCGACACCATCAGCCGTCAGGCAGCCATGCCAATGACCAGAGGGTTGACGGTTGATATCAACCATATCTTTTTGTTCAAGGTAGGATAATTGCTGGTGTAGCTCATTAGCGGTGGCGTCAGGATAAATTTCACGCATCACATCAAGCAGCAAAGTATCCAAAGCTCCGATAGGACGGGCTTTATCCAGTGCATTCATCAGATGCCAACGCATACCTGCACGCCGAGTTTTCAGCAAATCAACACTCATGTTATTTCTCTTTAGCAAATTGGGTTAAGGTTGTCTGTACGGCATCAATCTTGGCTTCTACCACAGTAAACGAGCGTACAAAGTCTTCTTTGGCAACATATTCGCGGGGCAATTCAGCTTTTAGTTTTAAGATTTCACGGTCAAGCTGGCGGATGGCTTCAGATTCTTTACTCATCTGGTCGCCCATTTTTGATAGTTCAGTCTTTAGCCCGTCATCACGGTCTTTAAGCGATGTTTCTATTCGCCCAAAAAAGGCTTTACCCGCCCCAAATATTGAGCCAACAATGGTGATAGCGAGCATTATCGCTTGGTATGCTTCAAGGCTAAATGTCATCGTTTTTCCTCTAGGGCAGTTTGGCATTTAATACAGCGTACTGCCCAAGGCACAGCTTGTTTGCGTTGTTGTCCGATTGGTACCCCACAGTCGATACACTCAGTATCATCTGTGGCGTTGTGATGGGTTTTAGCGATTTGACTATCTAGCCAGCGCTGTGCCTCATCATTGGCGCGGTCGATGATGTCAGTCATGATAGGTATCAAACCCTACTGGCGGTTTTTGTTTAACAAATCGCAATACCAAGCCACAGATAGCCACAATCGCAATGAGATATTTTTGGATAGTCGGTGGTAACATCGCCACCACTTCAGGGGGCAGTGGTACGGTCGCCAAAAAGACAATAATCATAAATGCCCAGTTACTAAACCACTTCCAGCCAGTTTGCCACTTTGG